CACGGCAGAAAGCCGCAAGGCCGTGAAGCGCCGCGACGGGTTTACCGTCTGGCAGTGGGTGAAAGATCCGAACCAGGCAAACGAGATGCTCGACACCATGGTCCAGGCGGAAGCCGCGGCACAACATCTCGGCGTCTTCACCATGGGCGAGAGGTACTGGATCGAACTGGAAGCCTCGCGCGCCGCACCGCTGCAGAACGCCCAACTCGATCTCGAGGACGTGATGTTGGTGACCCCGGCGCCGCTGACAGCAAAGACTGTGGCGCCGGCGCGCAAAACGAGTCAGCGGCGCGGCAAGGGCTTTGTGAAAGGCTGGGCATGATCAATCCATTGACCAACGTGCCCGAGGGTGAACCGTCGCGCGCTGTTGCCGGTGATACTTGGTCTTGGAAGCGCAGCGACCTGGGCGGCGAGTTTCCCTTTGCCCAGTACGTGCTGACCTATGCCCTCAAGCGTGATGGATCAACGATCGCGCCGACGGTCGTGACGGCGACCGGCGGCGCCTCAGGCTTTGCCGTGACCGTGGCGGCAACGACGACGAAGGACTTCACGCCCGGCTCGTGGTCGTGGGATGCCTTCATGACGAGAACCGCGGACAGCGCCCGCGTGCGGATCGGCACGGGCCGCATCGAGGTGCTGCCGGACTCTGCCGTGACCGCGGCGGACACCCGTAGCCACGCGCGGCGCATGTTGGCGGCGATCGAGGCGCTGCTCGAGGGGCGGTCTGTCGCCGATGTGGCGAGCTATTCGATCAAGGACAGGTCACTGACGAAGCTGACGCCGGAAGAGCTGACCTCATGGCGGAACTACTACCGGCGCGAAGTGCAGCGGGAAGATGCCGCGGAAGCAGCGCGCCAGGGCAAGGCCACGGGCCGCACAATGGCCGTAAGGTTCAGGGTGTGACATGGGGCTGATGAACTGGATGTTTCGCCGCCGTGTTGCCGCTCCTGCCAAGCGCAACTACGAAGCGGCAAAGCCAGACCGCATTGCCGCTGGGTTCACGCCGATCGGCAGCATGCGCTCGGCCAACGAGCAGATCCGCTGGGAGCTGCGCGGCCTGGTCGCGCATTCCCGCAAGCAGGCGGAGAACAACGACTACCTTAAGGCCTACCTTTCGCTCGTTCGACGCAACGTGATCGGCCCGCAAGGCGTGCGGATGCAGAACGATGCGCGCAATATCGACGGCAGCCTCGACAAGATCGCCAACGACATCATCGAATCGGCCTGGGGCCGTTGGGGCAAGCGCGGCAACTGCACACTCGACGGCGAAATGAGCTGGCTGGGCATTCAGAAGCTGGTTGCACAGACTGCGGCCCGGGATGGAACCATACTTCTGCGGCAGTATGTCGGAAGGAGTTTTGGTGGATTTGGCTACCAGGTACAGCCGCTTGAGGTCGATTTCCTCGACATCGAGATGAATGCGGACCTGTCGAATGGCTGCGTAATCCGCATGGGCGTCGAACTCGACTCCAGCAACCGCCGCGTGGCCTATCACCTTTTCACCCGTCACCCGGGTGACTACCGGCCGGGCCGGGCGCGGGACAAGATCCGGGTGCCGGCGGACCAGATCATCTGCGTGTTCCGGCCCGAACGACCGGGGCAGATCCTGGGTGTGCCGTGGTCCTACACCGCGCTCCGGCGGCTTAACATGCTGCGTGGTTACGAGGAGGCTGCAATCACTGCCGCCCGCGTGGGCGCCTCAAAGATGGGTTTTTACGTGCCGCAGAACAACGCGGACACGCCGACTGACCTCAACGAGTCGAAGGAGCAGACCGACACCGGCCATCTCATCCGCGAGATGGAACCCGGCATCATGGAGACGCTGCCGCAGGGCTATGATTACAAGCCGCACGACCCGGCCTATCCGACCGGAGAGATTAAACCATTCATGCAGGTGGTGCTGCAGGGTGCGGCGGCGGGCCTGGACGTCTCCTATCCGACGCTTGCCAACGACCTTTCGAACGTCAACTTCTCAAGCCTGCGCGCCGGCAAGGGCGAAGAGCGGGACGAGTGGCGGGATATCCAGCAATGGATCATTGAGGCGCTGCATGATCGCGTGTTTGAGCGCTGGCTGCCGCTGGCCTTCCTTTCGGGGCAGACGGGCAATCTGCCAGTTTCAAAGATCGACAAGTTCATGCAGCCGCGCTGGCGACCGAGGGGCTGGGCCTATGTGAGCCCCGGCGAGGAGGCCAACGCCAACCAGCGCGAGATGTCGGCAATGATCCGCTCGCCGCAGCAGATCGTGGCGGAGCGCGGCGAGGATCTTGAGACCGTGTTTGCCGACATTGCCGCCGCAAAGGAACTGGCGCGTGCGTATGGCCTCGACTTCAACCCCCAGCCGCCCGGTCACGAGAACACACCTCCCGACCCCAATCCGACGGCCGGTGCCTGACAGGAGAACACGATGGACAAGGAAATGAAGCTGCCGGCCTTGCACAGGCTGGCGGAGATCACCGTGCGCGCCGCGGATGGGCCAGACGGCGAAGACCAGATGGAACTCACCTTCTCGTCTGAAGAGCCCTATGACCGGTGGTTCGGTGTTGAGATCCTGGGACACAAAGCGGCGGAAGTAGACCTCGGCTGGATGGCCTCCGGCCGGGCACCCCTCCTTGTGGACCATGATGCGCGGGTCGATTCCCAGATCGGCACGCTGACGAAGGTCTGGCTAGAGAATGGCCGCGGCAAGGCCATTGCGCGCTTCGGCAAGAATGCGCGCAGCCAGGAAATCCGCGAGCGCGTGCGGTCCGGCGAACTGGTGAATGTCAGCGTCGGCTATCGCGTCGTGGAAATGCAACTCGTCGAAGAGTCGAAGAAAGGCCCGAGCACCTATCGGGTCACCCGCTGGCAACCGCTAGAAGCGTCGATCGTCACAATTCCGGCCGACCCGTCCGTCGGCGTGGGGCGTGCCGACGATGATGCTCGGCCGGTGCGCATCCTCAATCCCAAAACACAGCAAAGGAATGTCCGCATGGACCAGATCATCGAAGACGCCGGCAAGCCCGGTACCCCGCTGGCCGTCAAGCCGGATGACATCATCGCCGCCGAGCGCAAGCGCTGGTCCGAAATCGAGACGCTGGGCGCGCGGTTCAACCGCTCCGACCTGGCCCGCGAGCACATCGGCAAAGGCACCAGCGTGGAGAGCTTCCGCGGCGTGCTCATCGACGTGCTCGGCATGGAGACCGTGTCCGAGAAGAACATGAACGCCAACAGCATCGGCCTCGGCAAGAAGGAGATCGAGCAGTTCCGCTTCACCCGGCTCATCGCCGCAGCGATGAACCCGGTCGGCAACGCCGCCCTGAGGGATGCGGCGAAGTTCGAGCTTGAGGTGTGCCAGACCGAGATGCAGCGGTCGGGCAAGGAAGCCCGGCAGCAGCGCGGCAATCAGTTCTCGATCCCCATCGACATCCTGCGGGCGCCAAGCCCGGTGCCGATGAAACGCGACCTCGTCGTGGGCACTGCCTCGGCGGGCGGCAACCTGGTGCAGACCGACCTGATGGCCAGCGACTTCATCAATCTGCTGCGCAACCGCATTACAGTGGCCCGCATGGGTGCGCGCGTCATGAGCGGCCTTGAGGGCCAGGTCGCGATCCCCCGGCAGACGGGCGGCGCTACCTTCTACTGGGTGGCTGAGAACGGCGCGCTGACCGAGAGCCAGCAGACCGTGGACCAGGTGACGCTGACGCCGAGGACTGGCGGCGCCTTCACCGACTTCAGCCGCCGCCTGATTCTGCAGTCGTCGGTAGACGTCGAGTCCTTCGTGCGCGACGACCTGATCAGCGTCATCGCGCTTGGTGTTGACCTTGCCGCACTGCACGGCACTGGCGCGTCGAACCAGCCCACCGGCCTGGCACTCACCTCCGGCATCAACAGCGTCGCCGGCGGCACCAACGGCCTTGCGCCGACCTGGGCCAACATCGTGCAGCTTGAGACCGAGGTCTCCGTCGACAACGCCGACTTCGGAACGCTCGGCTACCTCACCAACGCCAAGGTGCGCGGCAAGCTGAAGAGCGTCGAGAAGGCTTCAAGCACCGGCCTGTTCGTGTGGGAGAACGGGCAGGGCGGCTCGGGCAGCATGAACGGCTATCGCGCCGAAGTGTCGAACCAGGTGCGCTCCGACCTCACCAAGGGCACCTCGTCGGGTGTCTGCTCCGCCATCTTCTTCGGCAATTGGGCCGACCTCGTCATCGGACAGTGGAGCGGCATCGACCTGCTGGTCGATCCCTACACCGGATCGACGGCCGGCACCGTCCGCGTCGTCGGCATGCAGGACGTAGACATCGCCGTACGCCAGCCGAACTCCTTCGCGGCCATGCTGGACGCCCTCACCACCTAAGGCGTGACGTGATCTGCCGGCGGTAGGCTCATCTGCCGCCGGAACTCTCTCTTCTGAAAGGAACGGACATCATGAGCAAGTCGATCACCATCGTGCGGGGCACGATATTTGCAGGCCAAGCGGTGGCGCCGGGAGATGTGATCGCTGTTGAGAAGGCGCGCAAAGGCGAGGCCGATTTCCTTATCCGCACCGGTAAAGCGGTCAATGGCGCCGTGACTGCGGAAAAGGCCAACTCAAACAAGCAGGCCGAGGTCGAAGACAAAAAATAGAACTTGACCATGATCGAATCCATCGCAGACCGCCTCGTGTTTGTTTCGGCGAAGGACTTTGGCGTGGTGGCGCTCTATTCCCAGAACGACGGCCCGGAAACTGCCGTCACCGGCATATTCGACAGGCAGCATTTGGCTATCGAAGCCGGTGAGGCGGCTGTCACGGGGGTTTCCGTTACCTTCATTTGCCGGGCGGACGATCTGGCGCAGCTGACCTACAAGCGCGCCCGTCAGGATGACCGCCTGACCATTTCCGGAGAACGCTGGCGCGTTGTGGAAGCCCAGCCGGACGGCACGGGAATGGTGGTTCTTGTGCTGAGGAAGAATTGACGTGAGCGCTCACCTGAGAACCGAGATCCGCGATGCGGTGACGGCCTTGCTGGCCGGAGCACCGCTGGCCGGAACGCGCGTTTATGCCAATCGGCGCTTTCCGCTGGAGCCCGACAAGCTTCCGGCATTGCTGGTCTACACGATGTCGGAAGACAGTTCTGTCGAGACGATGACGCCGCCGCGTTTTCTGTCGCGCGATCTCGATCTCGTCGTCGAAGCCGTGGCCCAGGACAATTTGCAGCTCGATGCCGTTCTGGACCAGCTGGCCGATGCCATCGAAGTGCGCATGGGGGCCGCGATCAACGATGTTGCGGGGCCGCTCCGGCAGTTGGTGCGGGCGGGCAGCCTGGTGCGCACCGAAGTCGGCTTCCGCCCGCCCGCGCAGCCTGACGAGGCGGGCACAGGCCATATCGTGCTGACGTTCCGCGTCAATTACCGGACGCGGTT